ATGAGCGAAGACACACTTTCAGGACGCAAGTGCTGCGATGCATGTACTTGTGAGAATCCACACAGATCTACACCAGAAGAAGATTAAATAAATAAAATATAGTGTGTATAATTGGCTTCAAGGAGGTCATATATGACACTAAAATCGATTTATGATATCGCATTAGATTCTGCCGACGGGCAGCCTAACTTCCTTGAACAATTCAGAGGTAAAGCAACTTTGATTGTCAATACAACAGTTGGATGCGGAAACGCAAATCAAATGGAAGTTTTACAATGGTTACAAGATAAGTACGGTGGAGAGCACTTTCAAGTAGTTGCTATTCCAACTAATGATTATTGCGGACCAGGGATCACTCACGGAAAATGGTCACAAGGTATTACATGCGGAGCAGACTCTGCAAATTATGGAAAGGATGTTTATGGAACAACTTTCCAATTCTCACAAATGGTATCCTCAATTCCAGGTCATGGCGTAAGTCAGCAACTTGGAGTAGAACCAGGACACAATGGTTTGGGACAACCTTTTGGAGAACCACACGATCTTTACAAGGAAATTAGAACTCATCAAGAGGCTGCAAAAGATATTCTTGCTCAGAATGGTTTCCACTATAAGGAAATGTTTAAAGATAAATATTTCTCATGGTGGTTAAATCTTGGTTTCTATAATGGAACAACTATGGGCGGTAACTTTGAAAAGTATCTTGTTGATAAAGATGGATATGTTGATAAGCATTTCCAATGCACAGTCCTTAACTGGGACTCTGAAGCAACTGTCAAAGAAATGGCAGCAAAAGAAGGAAGAGAAATCGGTATTGGTATGGGACGTTCTAAGAAGATATTCGACGAAGAATGGACTGTAGTTTGCCAATCAATCGAAGAGTTAATGATGGGTAGACGATCATTCGTCAATCCAGCAAGCACTGGATTTTCTGTTCCAAACAATGCTTCTTCTTTAACACCTTCATTATCACTTGCTTAAATTAAAATACTCTAGTAGTGCTATTAATTAACATTACTAGAGTATTTTTTATATATATAAAGTATTATTTAAGCAATTAGATTTGCTTCTTTTAGTTTATCATAAAGATTAGACAATATGTAGTTAAGGCTTGGCTGACTTTGTTGAATCTGTGACTCAATATCTGCAGAACTCATACCAGCCTTTTCACACATTTCTCTATTATCTTTGTTAATGCTTTCTAGCATCATAGAGACTACTTCATCCTTATTCATTTCTCACCACTTTCCTATAGGACATGTTGCTTGTTTTAGTGTTGTCTTAAGTTTCATAAAACAACCACACTTCTTACATTTTACCATACGACGATTAAAATGTTCGCAGGTATTACATATTTCGAGGCGGGACTCAATTAAATCTCTATCACTTCTTGGCTGAGAAGGATCAAACAAATCAGAGAACTTAACATCATCTGACATAAGTTTTTGATCCACTCTTACATTCATAACATAAATTATCTATGCGATAATCTTGACTATTTGTCATAAAATATTTAGCACAATGAAAACATCTTTCTTGAATTACATTGTTTGATAAATACTCATCACGAGTATAATATTTTCTGGTAAAAAACCAGGTAGCCAAAACCAAAGCCAAAGCGGTAATTAAAATTTCCATCACCATTCCATTCTATCATAATACGTGACGGAATACTCTCCACCAAACACTTCAGCATATGAGAAAATATCACACATATATTTCTTTACGGTTGTCAAACCTACTTTATCGGTTTTATATTTATATGCCCTATTAAGAGTTTTATGTGAAACCTTCTCTTGGATAAATGCCTCATTAAGGGTTTGTATATAGCGTTCTTTGCCATAACGTTTTGACGTAAAGGATTGGTTTGGGTATTGTTCTCGTATACCGTCGTCAATTTGTCTGGCATATTGCGTATCATACATAACATAATTTACTGCAGCACATTTCATCCTATCAGACCATGTTCGCATGTTATCGCTGTAATTATCCATATTGCGTAGGGTTGAGTCAGCGTAGGCCATGCGTATTATATCTGTCGCCGATGTTTCTATTCCTGTTGCAAATGCAATTAAATAAGCGGTTGCGAATGGAAACTTGTCGCTATATTTATTTATACCAAAATGAATATTGGGGTTAAAACTTTTCGACGACATATTATCATTTGCTATACGCATGTGATTGCCAATTGAAACATAATCTGGATGATTCATATCGCAATCAACGAACAAACAATCTCTGGGACTTACACCTTCTGAAAGACAAAGAATATTTTTATCATACGTGCCGACGACCTTAGAACCATTATATCGATTTAATAACTGCGCCGAAATGAAACCATCCATATCTGGCGAAATTATTAAATTTGCAGAATACTCTAGTGTTGCCAATATTTCAGATTTCATTTTTTTAAAACTCCATGTTATAATTACTCAATCATGTCAGTACAAGAATGGTCTGGTTTAATTCTCACAATATCTTCAATTGTAGCACTAGTTGCTGGTGGAATCAAGTGGCTAACTAAACATTATTTTGATGAGATCCGTGCAGAATTTAAACCTAACGGAGGATCCAGTTTGAAAGATCAAGTTAACAGATTAGAAAAGAAAACATCAGAACTAAATGAAAGAATAAATGAAGCAGATATATTACGCAGAGAAATGAATTCAAAACTGGATAAAATGTATATGATTCTTCTTGATCATGTCGCTAAAAACAATAAAGAGTAATTCTATATATAGTATATAAATATTAATTATCTCTGAGGGAAAGTCCCCCCCTCCCCCCATAGATTTTTTATTACATCTAATGGTGGAGAGGGATTTTACATCTCTAGTGCAAAGTCCCCACAAACCCTATAAACACTATACCATAAACTTTTATATACTGCAAATACTTTAAATACTAAATGTCCGTTTTATACCTTTATGATATACTTTTAATTGCTTACCCCTCGGCTCGTCTCTCATACCCACCAGCCTTGGGGTAAGTCTATATTTCGTGGTATAATCTTTCTATTATGGCAAATCTCTGTGCTCCCGAAATTTTTGGTGCTGATCCAGTTACCATACAATGGAGAGCCGTTCGTGGAGATACAGCAACATTAAGAGTAGAATTTTATCAAAATGATGAATCAACATACTATGATACAGAAGGTTGGGTTTATCGTTGTACTGCTTATGATCAATCAGGCAATGTTTTAGATGCTTTAGATTGTGAGGCAGGAGAAGGTTTTGTTGATATTACTGCATATGCATCAGTTACAAAAAATTGGGGTACTGGTTATCAAGCAAATGTTGCAGAGTTACCATTTGATGTGCAAGTAATAATTCCAGAAGAAATAGAAGATATTGTTTGGACACCAGTTGTTGGAACAATTTATGTTATTGGTGATATTACACCAGGAGGTACTTTATAATGGCAGTTATTAAGATTGTTCCTATGCCAGGTGCAAAGGGAGATCAAGGAGATGCAGGTGCTGTAGGTCCACAAGGTCCACAAGGTGAGACTGGTGCTACTGGCCCAGCAGGTTCTGATGCTATATGGTATTACAATGGAGAATATAATCCAGGAGCATCATATGTTATAGGAGATGTTGTAACTTATGAAGGACAAACTTGGTACCGCAAACATGCTAATGGTGGAAATGTTGGAGATACACCATCAGAAGGACCTTTCTGGGATTTAATTGCAGCAAAAGGTTTAGATTGGGCATATCAAACTTCAAGCGGTATGTGGGATACATATATAAAACAACAATCAAATATTTCTGGAGGATATAGTATAGGATTAGACCTACCATCAATGGGAACATATACTAAAATGGGAAATGTTGTAGATTTTTATCTTACCTATAATTTAACTGATCATTATGAAGACACAAATTATCCAATGTCATTTCAGGGGTCTGGCGGTGGAAATATTTCTTTCAAACTTCCATTTCCAATTCAGCAAAGCATTCATGGAGGGCCAGCATCTAATGGATACGACTATGGAGCAAATACATTTATATTTTATGGAAGAATGTTTGGTAGAGTAGATGTAATGCCACCAGATGGAGTATTTAATCAACCAGATGAAGAAGGATGGATAGAAGTTCAAGGAATAGGATATACAGATGAAAGTAATCCAAATGATAGAAAGTCTTATGTAATTCTTCAAGCACAGGATTATGAAAACATTAATACTCACACTAAAACTTGGAAAGCAGTAACACATTCTTGGCCTTTTGATTTTGCAGGAACTAGTGGTCATAGATTCTTTTTATTACAAATTAACGGATCATATATTTGCGAGGTATAATTAAATATGACAACACATGCTCTAATAACTCTTAGCAATACAACCGCTACTCGTTTAAGTCCTAATGGAACTCATTCTGGTATGGACATTACATTACAAAATGTAAATAACGAAGGATATATTTATGTTGGTGGGTCAGATGATATGTCTTCAACTAATTATGGATTTAGAATTATGCCAAACCACTCTTTTTCAATTGAATTAAATGGAAAAGATGCAATATATGCAATAGCATCTACAAATGGACTATCTCTTGCTATTCTTAAAACAAATCTGGAGTCTGGTTCATAGTGGCTCGTTTTACACACCCTGGAATCGGTAGCAGTTCAGGAGTACCTGGTCCAACTGGTCCACAAGGACCAAAAGGAGATACAGGATCTATAAGCGATTCATCTTATGGATCTTTTTACGATGTTCAAACTCAAGCGCTAACACAGCAACAAGAGTCAACTGGTTTTCCAGTATTAATTAGAAGTATAGATACAGATGCAACAAAAGGATTTACAGTTATAGACAATAGTAAAATGAAAGCAGCAAATGCTGGAGTTTATAATTTTGCATTTTCATTTCAGTTTCATAACACTGGTGGAGGTGGACAAGGAACAACTATAGAAATTTGGTTTTCTAAGAATGGAACAGCAGTTCCAGATTCAAATACTCGTGTAACTGTAAACACAAATAGTCCATATGTAATCGCTGCGTGGAACTTATTTCAAAAATTAAATGCAAACGATTATGTTCAAATGTATTGGGCAACAGATAATCATCATATTCAGATGACGCATAATACTGGAACTATGGGTGGTCCAGCAATTCCATCTGCCATTATTACAGTCAACCAAGTTGGCTAATATTATGAGATAATAAGTCCATGCCTGTTTCTAAATCCATGGATTTCCCATCAAGCAAAAAATCAAGTTATGCTGCACAAGTTGTAGAGACTCAAAATACTAATACTGATGTTTTAATTAATTACGTACCCGTACCTGGCCCAATGGGACCTCAAGGACCTGCTGGTATACCTGGACCTCAAGGACCTGCTGGTAAAGACGGAGAGAAGGGTCCAAAGGGCGATAAGGGTGCTCCTGGAAAAGACGGACTAAGTTCTTTATCGTCATCTGGTCAGCAGGCTGGATGGGGTGCATATTTTAATGATAATAGAAAATCAATTAAATTAGGTGCAAACCAAGGTGAAGATGGATGGGTTAGTGTCTGGGTAGATTCAAAGGGTAGTAATACAAACGAAAAATATCTTCCAGAAGGATGTACAAGTCTTTGGAATGAGCATCAAAGAATGCTGAATTTTCATGGTTTAAAAATAGGATCTCAAGTATTTGTAACCTATAATTTTGAACTTACTACTTATAGTAATAATACTGAGGTTTGGATTAGAACATTTTTTCCTAAATCTACCAGCGAAATTTCACAGTTTGTAGCAAGCCTAAAATATCAATATGTCTACAACATGTATGTAACTCAACACTTCTTTATTGAAGATGATTCCATGTGGTCATCTGGGGCGGTACCACAAATAAGAACCGATTATGACTCTTCATTATTAATGAATTCTATATATGTATCTGTGATATAATTTACGAGGAGGACTCATGGCATTTCCAGGCGAATTAAATATAAACTACTATAAGGGTGATACCTACGAATTTAACGTATATCCAAAATTAGCAGGCGGTTCTGCTATGGATTTAACTGGATATACAGTTCAGTTTAAAATTGGTTTGACAAGAGGAACTGAAACTTTAATTGAATGTTATGCAAATATTCCTACTATTTCTGGTGGAGAAGATTTTCCTAACTATGTAAAATGTGCAATTACTCCAGCAGCAGGAGCACAGTTAGATCCTACAAAAACATATTATTACGATGTCGAAATATCAAAGGCTGGAGTTCCATATCCATATGTTTATACTTTACTTACTGGTCAAATATCAGTTACTGATCAGGTAAGCAGGCCAGCATGACGCCAGAAGTTCTACTTTCTACAGAAGATCTTTTAGTTATAGGCCCACCTTCGGAAATTACTGTTGATTTAGATATTGGTGCAAAAGGACAACGTGGAAGTCAAATATTTTTAGATATGGGAAAACCATCAGAAGTTTTTGAAGGTACTCCACTTCCATATGATTTATATTTTAATCTTAATCCTTTAGATAGCGAATATTTAAATGTCTATCAGTATATATCTGTTCCTGTAGTAGGTGGATCTTGGGTTAAAGTATTTAAGATATTTCCTAATGAATTAAGAAAAAATTATTCTTTAGATTTTAATGATGGTACAGCAATAAAGGTAATTAATGTAACTGACATATTGCCACTATCGTTAGTATCTACTGTAGACGCAGAAAATTTTAATATTGTTTATAGTATAGAAAATCAAAATCCAGTAGCCTCATCTATAGATTCCGTATCAGTCGTGGTAGATGAAGAAACAGAATTTATAAATTTAGAGATAACAATAAAGGCTTTAGAATACAAAAATAATGCTTGGATACCCCTTGGATCATCTGAAGGAGATACGGGAACCCGTACAACTCATTTGGATATACGAGTGGTATAATTTAGGGTGGTGATGTAGGTGGCTTCTGAAGATATTGGTAATGTTTATAAGACGCAGATTCCAGGTTATGAGGATGCTGCAGATATTCAGGCTGCCCTACGTTTATATCACTATGGAACATCTACAATTCCTGCAACAGAATCAGAATTAATATCAAACTCCGTAGCAGGTCATCTTAAAGCATTAGATACAAGATTAGACAATATTGAAATAGATCCAGCAAGATCTGTTTATTCAAGCACAGCACCAACTGGTTCTAATTTAGTTGATGGATATATTTGGGTAGATTCTTCTGCATCAATTGGAAATGTTCCTACATATGGAACTGCATCATATTCTGCTACTGCACCAAGTACAGACTTAGTTGTTGGAGCATTATGGGTTGATTCTGATTCATCCCCGCTTAAAATGTATGTATGGTCTGGAGATGCATGGAGAGAGATTGGTGGTACAGAATGACAGAAGAACAAACCAATCAAATTTTAAAAGAAAGAGCAATAGCAAAACTTGTTGCTTTAGGATTAACAGAAGCAGAATTACGTGCATTGGGGTTGACATCTGATGCCAATTAATAATGATGGTAAAGTAGCGTATATTTATAAAAATGGTACATGGTATTCAATTAGTGGTGCTGTTAATACCAATGCTTCATATACCTGGACTGCTTCACAGACATTTTCATCTCCTGTTACCTTTGAAGAAGTTGTAAAAGCAAAAGGTGGCATAAATAATTTTCAATCTCCAGAACTTCGTGATATTGCAATACCATCTCCAGCAAGTGGTACAGTTTGTTTTGTTAGACAAGAAACAACTGGCGGTATATCGATAAATCAATTACAGTATTATGACAATGGTTGGAAGACAGTATTAGGATATAACACAATATCAAATAAACTTGGATCTTATACAATAACAGAAGCGGATGCTGGAAAAGTTATTGTTGTTGATAGTTCTTCTGCATCTGTAATTACTATTCCAACAAACTCTGAACTTGCACTCGCTAAAGGATTTAAATTTGATGTTATCAGAGTTGGTACTGGATCAGTTTTAGTTAACTCAACTGCAACAATTTTAAGCAAAAATCCAGCAGGAGCATATATTGATTCACGATACGGCAGAGCAACAGTTGTAAAAATTGATACAAATACTTGGGTTGTAAGTGGAGATATTTACGAGGGATCTACTACATCATTTACAGTAACTTATAACTGTGCTGGTGGATCAGGATGTCCATCAAATACTACACATAATGGATCTTATACAATTCCTTCTACTGTTCCAACAAGAAGCGGATATACATTTAATGATTATTATATAACTTCAGACTCCTGTGTATTTGCAACGTCAACCCCTAATGCCTTTAGAGGAGAAACAATAAACTGCTATGGTAATTTAACATTAACAGCACAATGGACTCCTACAGGAACTACTACAACAACTACAACCGTTGCGCCACCATTCTTCCCACCATCATTCCCATTCTTCCCATCATTTACAACTGGAACAACTGCAACAACTCAAACAACTGGTAGTACTCCAACAACTGAGTCAACTCAAACAACTGGTAGTACTCCAACAACTCAGTCAACTCAAACAACTCAAACAACAGATCCTTACGTAACACCAGAAACAACTCAGACGACCACAACAACATCTGGGCCTTATACAACACCAGAAACTACTACAACAACTTATAACCCACCAACAACAACAACAACTTATAGTGCACCAACAACTACAACAACCTATAGCGCACCAACTGAGTCAACCACAACTGCTCCACCGTTCTTCCCATACTTTGTTCCTGCTACAACAACTACAACAGAGGCAACAACTTCTGCTCCACCGTTCTTCCCATACTTTGTTCCTGCTACAACAACCACAACTCAAGCACCTACAACAACCACTACAACTGAAGCAACCACAACAACTACTACTGGACCATATTCACCCCCTTTTGATGGTGGGGGAGGCGGTACCCCATCAACAACAGCCAGTACCGCTATAACTACTACTGAAACTCCAACAACCACAACAACATATAGTGCGCCAACAACTACTACTACGTATAGTGCACCAACAACTACAACAACTGCTGGTCCATATGATCCACCAACTGAAGCAACAACTACTACAACTGCCTATACAACTACTACCACGGTAATTATTACTACTACAACTGAAGCACCTCCATTCTTCCCGCCATATTTTGCACCAGAAACTACATTAACTACTGGAGTTACACCTACTACTACAACTACAACTACTGCTGTTACGCCAACTCCAACACCTACTACTACAACTACAGAAGCACCAACTACTACAACTACATATAACCCACCAGCAACCACAACAACTACTGCTGCGCCTACTACTACAACTACAACTACTGCTGCGCCTCCGTTCTTCCCATTCTTCCCACCATTCTTCCCAACATTTACTCCTGCACCTACAACAACAACTACAACTCAAGCACCTACAACAACCACTACAACTGAAGCAACCACAACAACTACTACTTATAATCCACCAACAACTACAACAGTTGCACCTCCATTCTTCCCACCGTTCTTCCCATTCTTCCCGTTCTTCCCATTCTTCCCGCCGTTCTTCCCATTCTTCCCGTTCTTCCCATTCTTCCCACCATTCTTCCCAACATTTACTCCTGAACCTACAACAACTGAAGCAACTACAACAACTACTGCTGGTCCTTATAGCCCACCATAATTCTAGATAGGATAAAATAAAAATGGATGAAAATAAAGAAAATTCTGTAAAGGACAATGTTCTTTGGGATTTAACAAATCTAAATTCAAAATATATATCTCAATATGAAAGCGATAAGAGATTTTTTATATGCAAAGGATGTCCAGAGTTTATTGAACAAAATACACAGTGTAAAAAATGCGGGTGTATCATGAAAAATAAAACAAAAGTAGATCATATGAGATGTCCTATAGGAAAATGGTAGATATAATAAATTATGGATAAAATATTTGTATCAATTGCTTCTTATAGAGATCAAGAATTAATGGATACTATTTTTTCTATTTTAAGACAAGCAAAAAATCCAGAAAGAATTTTTATTTCTATTTTTTCTCAAGATTCAACACATCCATTTTTAGAAAATCTTTTTTTATCATTTAATATAAATGATTTTTTATATCAAAAAGTACATTATAAGCAGGCACGTGGAGTAGGGTATGCTAGAGCACAAACACAAAAAGCACTAGATGATTCTTATAAATATTATTTACAGGTAGATAGTCATACTCAATTTATTAAAGACTGGGATGAAAAAATTATAAATGATTATGAAAAAGCATTTCAATATTGGGGTGATTTAATCTTTACAGCATACCCTGGATCATATGATTATACTGAAAATGGTAATATAAAAGTTTCTGATAGTTTAATTCCAACTTGTTTAAGAATTCAACCAGCAAGTTCAGATAGTCCAGTAGTATATGAACCAAGATATAAAGATTATTCTGGTGGAGAAATAGGAGAATATCACGGATATTTTTGTGCAGGATTAGCATTTGGATACTCTAAATATTTTATTGAAGTTCCATATGACGAACAAATTTATTTCAATGGAGAAGAACAAACTCTTGCTATTAGGTTTTATTGTAAAGATATTAAATTAGTTGCTCCACCATATAATTATTGTTTCCATCACTATACTGGTAAAAAAAGATTAAGACATTGGGAAGTAGGAGATGAATCCTGGAAAGAGTATGATGAATTGGGTAAGAAAAGACTTAGTGATTTTTTTAATTATAAACTAGATGCCACATACGGTATATCAAATAAAGATAAATACCATATGTGGCAATCTTGTTTTATAACTCCCAGAGTTACTTAGGGAATTTAGTCATTAACTCTTTTGTTCTTGGAGTTATACCCTTCCAGGAACTCCAATCTTCTCCGCCTTTTGACATATAAAATGCAACCTGTGCATTTAGAACGGGATTAAAGAGTTCAACATTGGACTCCAAATTAAACTTATCTCTACGGTCAGGACCAAGGTCACCAATCATATTTATTTGAAATAAGCCATAAGAACTATCGCCAGTTCTTTTACTGTGATTAAGGGCCAACGGTCTACCGCCAGATTCTTTCTTGGCAACAGCCCATGCCTCCTTAAGATTTTGACCTTCAAAACCTACTAAATGTAATAGATTTTTAAGATCTGTGTCAGATAGATTTATAGCACTTTTATATTTTTCTAACTGATCTTCTTTAGCCTTAGAAACACTTTCGGCCACTTGCGTGGCCTCTATTGTCTCTTGGAGCACGATATTACTATCGTTTAATCGGTTTTCAGAAGCATTAGCGGTATTTGACCAAACGGCAAACATCGCTAATATGCTGAGTGTACCAATGATTTGCCTATTATTATTCATAAAGTTAATCATAGTTTCCTCCTTAGAAACGTAATGACACCTTGTTAAAGGGTGTCATGTTACTTCTTAGTATAACATGGATTTGAGCCATATGTCAAATATCTCAAAAGTGGTATAATAATTACCTTATGGCAACTAATCAAACATCAGGTCAGTTTCAAATCGCATTTCCAAGATCTACAGATCCAGTAAATGTGCACGGAGATTTAGAGCAATTAGCGGGGGATGTAAAAGAATCATTAGAATCAATAGATGTATCAATAATACAAATAGATGCTAAAAATATTAGTGGCATTACACTACCAGCAGGAACACCTGTTTATATTTTTAATTATTCATCAACAGTTCCTGGAGTTAAACATTATACAGAAGATTTATGGTCATCTGGATCAGTAAAACCAGTACTGGGTTTATTAAAATCATCTTTAACAAATAATTCAATAGGAAAAGTTGTTGTTGCTGGAGTTCTTGCAAATATAAATACATCATCTTTTACTACTGGAGATGTTTTATATGTAAGTAGACCAGATGGTGGTTTGACAAAAACTAGACCAGAAGCAGGTTCTGGAGCAGTTGGTATTGTTGGATATGCACATGCTGCAAATGGTGTAATTATTGTTGAGGCAAAAGGTAATGGAACATGGGGAGCATTAAAGGCTGGATTAGCCTAAATATGATATAATCAAACTATGGCTACTTTCCGAAATCAAACCACAGATTCATATGCATTAGGTGCATTGCCACCAGAGGTTCGTTGGACAGTAGTTAGAGGGGACTCTGCTTCGTTTAGAGTATATGTAACAAACGATGCTCGTGAACCACTATATTTAGATGACTGGGAAATTAAAATGGATATTTATCGTCCATCAACAGATCAAGTAATAGTTTCTCTTGACCCACAACCAATTGAATTTCAAGATGTAGAGGGAAGTTTTACAGTAACATTATTATCATCTCAATCAGAACTTTTGGAAACTGGAGATATTTTTGATATTCAGTTGACAGAACTTTTGTCAGAAGGAAGAGTCTGGACGGTAGCCAAGGGATCTATGGTTATCATTGAAGATGTTACAGAATGATCAATGAAAGTTTAATTCCAGCATATAAAGAAGTTTATAATACAACACATCGTGTAGCACATGCTCAAATAAAAGAATTAGATAAAAGATCAATAAGAATAAACGATATAACACCAAAGGTAAAATTACAAGAGGTTTTACCATTTAGGGTGCAATTTATTAATATTAGTTCGTTTGGGTATTCAAAGAATAATCCACCCCCAATACCGCTACAAATTATAGGATATAGCAACTATATTTTATAATAAAAAGGAGTTATAATACCATCATGGCAAAGATATCAATCCCAACATTAAAGACAAAATTTCAAACTGGTGATCGTCCTACACAGGAAGATTATGAAGATTTAATTGATTCTGCCTCTGCTCGTTCCACAGACCTTGGATCAATGGGTAATAATGAAAATACAATTTCTGGAATTGAAAATCCAACAGTAATTGATAATTTTGACGCCACAGAATGGCGTATGGTCAAGTATATTGTTTCAATCGCTAAAACAACAGCAGGAGACAATAAATTTTATGCAACAGAATTGACCATACTCGTAGACGGTACAAATGTAAACGTTTCTGAGTATGGAACAATAGACAACGATGGGAATATTGGCACCATTAGCGTCTCAAGGGCTGGAAATACAGTATCCTTAACGGTTACTCCAGACCCTGCAATTAAGCCAGTCACAGTTCGTTATGCACGAATTGGACTTAAGGCATAAATAAGGAGATAACAAAATGGCAACAGTCACAAAAGACTTTAAAGTAAAGAATGGTCTTATTGTTGAAGGCACAACAGGTACCATCGACGGTCAAGATATTCTTACAAAGAAATTAGATGATCAAAATTATATTATTGATCTTATTGGTGGTACAGCAACATCTGCTAATACACCAGATTCAGTAGTAAAGCGTGATGGATCAGGTAACTTCTCTGCTGGAACAATTACAGCAGACCTTACTGGTGATGTAACTGGTACAGTTTCTTCACTTTCAAACCATGACACAGATGACCTTTCAGAAGGTGCATCAAATAAGTACTTTACAAACCAAAGAGCAGTAGATGCTAACACTGGTTTGTGGGACACAATTGGTGCAGCAACAGATGCATATAATGATGCAGTTCTTGCAGCACAGCAATACACA